GGCGTCGGTACCTTGAACACCCATGCGGGCTGCTGCTGCCGTAGTATCCGCCACTGTATTCGGCATCATCCGAAGTTCCCGGCTTAATTGCATGATATTGGTTTGCATATCGTAATAAGTCTGGGTCAGGTTGCCGTTATCGTCGCGCGCCCCTTGCACTTGCTTGGCCACTCCGCCCATAGCGGTTTCAAAATCCATAGCAGCCTTAGTCGCCGCCACTAAGGGCGCTGCCATAACAGCCGTGTCAACCATCTTACCGCGAATTTCACCCGCCCGCTTGCTAGTTTCGTTTTGCTGAGATTGAGCGGCGGCAAGTTTAGACTGCGCCGAACGGGTTTCTTCTAACTGTTGTTTCAGTTTTGCCTGTGCATTTTGGTAACTTTCCAACGAAATAACACCGGATTTATAGGCACCATCCAGGGTCTTGAGATTGCTTTTTAGTGCGTTTGATTGCGCGCCTAGCCGCTGCATCTGGGCTGACACAGAAGAAAAGGTACTTTGAAATGTCGCCCCTAACTTCCCGGCAATCTCAAACGCTACTTCAAAAGTTTTTCTATTCGCCATTTCTTTTCTTCGCCTCTTCTTCCGCCAGCTCCACAGCGTCTTTTACCCATATATGAAAATCCCGTATCGGCATATCGATCCAATACGGCACTGGCGCATACGCACTTAATTTAATTGCGATTTGCCGGATTGTTTTTCCCGGAGATTTTCCAAGACCCAACCGAATAAAAAATTGGTCACCGTACTGGTTACTAACAGAAAATCCGGGGCCGGAAGGTCTAAAATATCATCTACGATAACCGGGTCTTTAGACGTCTTGGCCGCTAACACCGCCTGAAAATTCTTCGAGAATTGTAAGTCTGCGGTGGTATCTCCTAAAAGCCGAGCTTCGCCCTCCGCCGCTATAATCTGCCGTCCGGTAAGTTTATCAAAATCTAATGACAGCGCCTTTATGGCCTTGCCATCTTTTTGAATCGGTTTGCTAAGTTTTACTATTTGCATGTTGTCCTCCTTATACTATGCCTAAAGCGGTTTTTATCGTGGATAAAAGGTCCGTACCACTTACTTTAAAAATGTAGTTGAGCTTATCAATTTCCAACACGGTAGAATCATTGATTACGTACTTTAAATACACACATTCCAATTCAATGGTGCTATTGCCCGATGCTCCCTGCGTTAATTTTCCAAGCTCTCCATCAGAAGTGAATCCCCGGACAACAATCCGGCTCGAATCATAACTGCGACTACCTGATGCATCAACTTTCTGGGCAACCGACCGAAACTCCAGATCATGCCCCACACAATCAAGCAGACTGACCATAGCCGCTGTGGTGGTTCGAAAGTTAATTTTGGCTTTTAAGGACTTAGTCATCCCAACAGTTGGCGTATCCAGTTCACCCAGGATACCAGCCCCTTTTAACGGTTCCGTCTGAAATTGAATTTTTGGTAATTCGACGTCAGCAACGCCAAGTAACGTAGTGCCGCTTAAATATACCCGATAATCGACTATACGCTCTGGAAGCACATTTACACTCATTCGTTTCCCTCCTTCTTACTCATCAAACAAACTTTCCAGATTACTGGTGTCAAACTCCAAAATAAATTCCATGTCTTCTGCCGGAATAGGCGGCGTAATGTAGACATGGAAGGAAAGGACACCATTTAGTAAATCCGTTGTCGCGTTTTCATCTTCGTTAAACTCGACTTTACCACCAAGCAAAGCACCTTTCGCCGTTAGACTGTTTAACCAGATATTCATAGAATCGACAACAGTCTGAATGAGCCGTTTATTAATGGGATCATCAACCTTTTCCCAATACGTAGTTATAATACTGTTACCAATCCAGTTAAACATGCGCCGAACCGGAATCCAGCGGTCTTTGGGGTCGGTAGATGACGGATAAATCCCAGTGTTATTGCCCCAGGCTTTCCACCCGCCGATAATATTCACGGCGGTTACTACACCTTTGCCGTTCACATAGGCGGCCTGATCCGGTCCCAAGGTAATTTCCGTACCGTCCGCCGTAACGACGCTATCAATTTGCAGCGTCTTATTGGATGGACTAACATACGGAATATCATCGTTTTCCGAATCTGTATAACAAATAAGCCCCGCTAAATGAGTGCTGAGCCGGTACGCAACACTATCCAGCGCGACTTTCGGCCAACAGTTAATCTGGTACTTGCTGGTGTAATTCTTTTTCGTCTTCCAGGCATACACTTCGGTATATAGGTCCGCCCCGTCACTTGTTGAGTCGATATCGCAGATGGACATGGCGGTAAACAGGCCGTTAATATTTTGCACCTTGGTTTTCATAACCGCCGCAACGGAAGATTTCTCACTCCATCCGGGCGAAAGTAACAGACCAGGTACTTCCCCGAACAGTGGGAAAACCTGGTCTATTAATTCCATGCCGGTCGCCGCTCCAGTTGAGGAATCGGTACCGCCAATAATATCGCTGGAAGTTACTGCGGACGGATCAAGATAATTATAGGAGACAACCAAACTAGTCGCGCTGGCCGTATCAATAGCCCCGTCATCAATTGCGGTAATAACCACTTTCCCATCATCGTCAAAGGCGGCAGTATAATCGGTATCTGCCGTTAAAGCACTGCCATCGGAAGTAAGCTTTACAATTAAAGAACTTAGCAAAATACCCGTTTTGCTAAGAGTAACTTCACTATCGGCAATGGTCACCGTTTCATTTGAAACGCTCGCCTTATGCGTGGAAGGGTCCAGCACATTAATAAATACCACCGGTCCAACACCATAAAGCTGGAACATAACATAAATAGCTTCGCAAAGTTCGTAGTTTTCAAAGTCGTCCGAATAGCCCAGGGCCGCAACGGCTTCCGCATACGTGGAAGCGTAAAGCGGTTTATTGACATAGGCAGTCGGATCATCGGTAAGGTTGACCGGCGCGCGGCCTACAAATACAGGTAAGCCAGCGGCCACCTCGACAGGGGCGCTTACGGAAGTATCAACTTCACTAATATATATCCCGTGTTTATAGGCCAACTATTTCGCCCCCTTCTTGAGATACGTTTGTACCTGGCTGTACCAGGTATTGTATGACGTACCTGTTTTATTGATTTTCTCCAGCACATCTGAAAGCTTGTCTATATTGATAAACAGCTTTTTAATAGCCGGGCAAGCGGTAAACGTGTCATCCATATGCTGCGGCAAGCCATTTTTGAATATGGCAAAACGGTTTAGGTGTTCACTTGATATATTTGGCCCAACGTAAATAAGTTGCTCTACCGTGGTGGCAGTTTCGGCTGAAGTTGTGGAAGTTCCACCAGTTGCTACGGTTGCCGCTGCCGCCGAAGTAGTTTCCGCGCTGTCGATTACCGTCGACTCCGCCGCTGCCGTTTCATCAGTTTGCAAAGAATCGTTTGACATAATCATCCTCCTCTAATGTTGTCGGGATTGCTATTTCGAAGGTAAGCCAGCCTACCCAGTAAGGCGCTCCCTGTTCTTCCGGAATCTCACGCTTTACCGGCAATTCTACGGTAAAGCACTTTCCGAAAGCTTTCTGGCTTAAAAGATAGGTTCGAATTGCATTCATGATGACCAGAAGGTCTTGCCAGCCCTTCTGGTCATCATCGGCATACACGCCACAGTATACTTTTACTTGAGCGGTAGCTCCCTCGTCATCGGTATTGTCACTTAAATACCGGATAATGACATAAGGGAAATCTTCTACCCCGTCCACGTCTTTTGGATCTTTCGGCGGTAAATAGCCACTCACTACTTGCGGCGCGCGGGTAGTCCCTTTGGGCGTGACAAGCTGCAGTTTTTTCGTGCCTGCTTGAATATGCTTGGCCAGTTCATCCAGCATGATAGAAACATTCATCCATGTCCCTCCAAAATCCGGTCAATTTCATGTTCCAAACGGTTTTCCATCGTCTCCATTGCTTTTTCCTCAATCCTTTTGCTTACATTTTCAGACCCAAGCATTTGCGGAACTGAGGGACCGTAAAGCTGCTTAATAGGAAAACGGCCTTTATCTGCCCGAATAAAAATCCCGACGTGTCCATTAGACAGCCGGGCAAGAAAAGCATTCTTAATAGGTTTTCGGCCTCCGCCCAGTTTAACCCTAACTGTAACCGGGCTTTTAGCTTTTGGGTTTGGGCGGGTTGAACTCACATCAAACTTGGCAAGGTCGATAGGGCTGCCGGTGGAAAGAATCGTGCCGGTCGGATTAGAAAAACTGGCGTTTTTTATTTCTATAGTCTTTCTGACGGCATCGGCGCTCACGGCGTACTCTGCCCGTACCGCCCGAACCGCTTCCGCCCTGGCCGTTTGCATACTTCGATTAATGACCCTGGCTTGCACTTTAGGTAATGCGTCTTTTATCCCGCCCAATAAAGTTTCTGCCTTTTTTACCGCCGAATCGCTAAATTCTATCATGATTGACGTTGCTCCAACGTTATTTCGAATAACCCATTATCAATACAGTCCACAACGTAATAATAGGCGTCGTCAATCTTCATCTTTTGTTCCGGCTCCGGCTTATACCCCAAATCAGATTGCTTCACAAATAATTGACGGCGTATTACATATACGCCGTCTAGTGAATTCTTACTGGACTTATCTTCTTCTAAAACGCAAGCAACATTTACCCCATCAATACTATGAGTTTCCGCCATTTCATCCGTGTTTAAAAAAATGTTGTCAATATCCTCCGCCATTTGCGCTTTCAGCGTCATAGCATTACCCAATCTTCACAAGGGCTGTTGTAGTGGCCGATTCTTTAGCTTCAAAGCACCAACCAGCCGGTGTGTTGCTGTCGGACGTAGTTGTGAGACAACTATTCGTCGCATCCCAATATAGGGCTTCGCCAACAGTAAAAGCCGTCCCGCTGACTGCCGGTACTTCCCACACGCCAGTAACAGCGACCGAACCCGTATCGCCACTTCCAATCGCTTCCATTGAAATTCCGATTCTCGTAGTTAAGGGAACAACGGCCCCATAAGCTATATCTGCAGAAGCGGGGTAATTAAGAATTTCCCCTCGTTGAAAGGCCAAACTTCCAATTGTCATAACTCATTCCTCCTGATATTTTTATTTCGCGACTAATCATTAAGCCCCGACATTCTTATATAGTCCGCGATAATCTAACACGTTTACACCGTAATCAATATATATCCGCCACTTCATACCCAGAACGTCAAAGGCAACTTGAGACTCTATAACCGGCGATTCTTGCCCATTCAAATAAGTAACTTCAAGAGTATCAACTAACCCAGGCTGTGCTGCCAAATACCAGGCCGTTGTACTATATTGGTCCAGCTCGGCATCACAAATCATGGTCAATTTCCCCGTAAATGGATTACGGACATTCGGGTTGTTACTGGCCGGGTCTGTAATGCTGACCAAAAGCTGCTCAGTCGTAGTTTCAATATCCGCTGGAATAATAATGAATTTTGGACTAATATTTAATGTTTCCTTACCCCGTAGATTTTTTTGTTGCCGCATGGCTGCACGAGCCGCGCCTAAAGTTGTCACTGAAGGAACACCGGCTGTCGCAGCTAAGTTACCATGCGCACTGGTGAATATTTTGGATGACTCTGCTAACTTGCTATATACTAGTTTGTTAATACCTCGTCGAGCAGCGGCTGCATACCTTGCCGGAAGTCTGGTCAAGGCGCTCAGATCGTCGTTAATTATAGCCTTACGGCTTAGACTCCACGATCGGCCAAACGTCAACACCGACTTAGACGCGCTTTCTTCGCTAGCTTCATCATGCTTGAATTCACCAGTTTCCGTCATCTGTTCTAATTCACCGGCTTCTGATAGGCGGTAATGAGTTGCCTCTTTAAAATCAGGGTTACTGCCCTTGCCTGTCCATTGTTCGAAGGTAGTTTCGGCTGCAGCATATCCATCGCTCAGCGATTTATTAGCAGCATTGGAAAGAATACCCGCAAAAGCACCCGCGCCGGTTAAGGCTTCACGAATTAAATCCTCATCCGCCATATAGCGGGCTTTTGTATTGCCGCTGCGTTCTACGCAGTCAATCATCATATCCCGTAGACGCATACCCCTCATTTCGCGCGCACCGTCAGCCGGTTTTTCTATTCTTACGCCACCTCTAAGTAAAATTGCGTCGGAAGCTGCCCGGCTGAACTTAACAGCATCTTCTTCCCCAACACTCGCCCTGGCCGTTTCAGTTGGTTTGTTTCTTTCCTTCATTTGCCGAAGGACTTCTGTTTGAACATCGGCCAAAGAGCGGCCATCATTAATAAATGTACTTGGATCAATACTAAACTCCCGACATAAAGTAGTAATATCTGAACAGCGTTTGCGTTCGGCCTCTCTTGCCTGGCGTTCTGCTTCCTGATTAGCAGGCGCTGGCAGCGGTGTAGCCGGTGCGGTTCCCCTTGTGCTTTCTTGTCCTTCCATCTCTCTTTGTTCCTCCATCGTTTCTTCCTCCCCTTCAATTTCATCTTCAAACTGGCGGCCCACGCCTACGCTATCATCCGCAGGCACAGAAACAATACTGATTTCCAGCGGCATCCATCGAAGAGCCACATAAGCCGGTCCAGTAACGCGACCATTGGAAGCCGTTTTCCCAGCTGCAACTTCTTCCCAATTATTTACTGAATAGCCAACACTATCCCCTCGAAGTGTGCCAGACTTAACCTTTTGCCAGATACGTTCTGCTTCTTCATCGGTATCAAATTGAACTTCGGCAAAGGCTTTATGTTGACTTTCATCCACCCATGCCCGAATTATTTTCCCAAGTATAACATCCCGGTTATGATTAAATAACAATACTCCTAATCCTGAATTAAACCGGGACAAATCAACGGATGCGGAATCTACCTGTAATATCTCATCCCCATACCAACGATTTACCGGCTTCTCGGAAGCAAAAGATAAGATTACTGTCCGGTTTTCCTCGTTAATCGATGCATCATTGATTACTACTGCTTCCCTTACTTGCCTTTTTGCCGTCGGCGGCTGCCGTGTTTGTTTCTTTGGCAATTGTGTTTCCCCCTTCCGTCATAACAACACCATATTTTTCTTCCATTTCTTTTATAAACGCTTTTTCTTTGGCCCGCTGCTCTAAGATTTCCCTCCAATCGTAGCCGGTTCGGGCGCAAACATTAGCCAGGTTATCCTGCCCGGAATCAATCGCTTTTTGGCTTGCGGTAATCTCTTTTACCGGATCAATCCAACTCCATCCCGGCGCAATCCAGCGGTGTTTTAAATACTTTGTTTTGTTTTTCCAAAAGTCTGGAATGTCTAATTCACCGGATAATACGGCGCTTATAATAACCTCGGTGTAAACTTCACTCAAAAAATGGTCAATAAGCCATTGCTGCCAATCTTCATAGGTCCGCTGGTCTTCCAGCAAGCCTTGCCGGGCACTAGAATAATTCACTTGGCTCATATCCCGGCTGGTAGCTTCATAACTAAGCCCTTGCCCAGCTCCAATGAGTCTTTGGTGTAAGGCAACAAACTCTTTGGTGTTCGCTGCTTGCCCTGTCGGAATTACAGCACTAACATCATCGCCCGGTTGAAGCTCCATAATCATGCCTGGACTAAGTCGTTTTTTCTTATATCCGGTTTTCGGGTCATAATCGACACTTCCACCACCTGCTCCTAGTCCACGCCCCATTCCAGTGCCAGGCGTCGCGCGTTTTATAAAGGCGCTAAGACTAGCCAGTATTTTTTCTTTAATACTAACGGCATCGAGATATTCTTCCGTATCATTTGCGCGGGTGATCGCCGGAGCCAGTGGCGAAATTTCTCGTATTTGGGACGGCTGTGTCTTTCGCCATAAAAAAATTACCCGCTCGGCGAAAATGCGGTCCGTCTTGCCGGTGAACCAACCATCCGGGGAATATTGCTTTAGGTGGTAGGCTTGCGGTCTTTGCCATGAATCTACTTCAATTCCGTTAACAATCAAGTTTTGACCAAATCGAAGCATTCCGGCACTGTCGATGTCATCCACTTCTCTGGCTTGCAATTGAAAAGGAAATCGCTTATTGCCTCCATATGTTTTTACAAAAAGAAGACCGCCATCAACGGCGGTGCGGCGCACACACATTTTTTTCATTTCCCAGAATGCCTGTGCGCCGGTAACATCGCAGTTTCGCGGTTTTTGCCATTCATTCCAGACAGTTTCCATTCTGGTATTAATTCCTTCGTCGCCGGTATCCGCTTGCACTCTAAAGCCAGTTGCCACAACATTTCTTTCCAGCATCCCGATCGGCGCACCAACAATGTCACTGTTTCTTTCTAAGTCCTTTCCTCTGGCCCGGATAAAATCACGATGCGGCTGGTTTATTTGCTCGGCTTTTGCGTTAACCGGCACCCAACCTTCTGAGCCTCGATTCACTTCCCCAGCATGATAAGCTCCCCGCATAGCATGTCGCCAGGCTAACCGAATATAGCCCATCTTAGGACTCAGCCAACCAATAGCACGATCTAGCATATTAGCCTGCCGACTAATCGGCTCTGCATTCGGCGCTCGTTCTCGCTCTTCCAAATTCACCACCTCCTACCGATAAAAAGAAACGGCATACATACCGCCGCTCGATTCATTCATGGCTATTTCCTGCTGTAACCGTCTACGCTCGGCATATAAGGTAGCCAAATCACCCCGGCGAACCGTCCGGTTCCCTATACGATATTCTTGAGCGCCGTTTTCAATTTTTTCAATCGCGGTATTTATTTGGGTAACCTGTTCTTTCAGTGTCAATCTAGCCAATCCCCCTTAACATTCAACCAATCCTCAGTTTCCTTTTCTCTTACTGTACTCGGTGAGGTAGTAACCGGCTCTAATTCATCCAAATACCGGACATGCAAAAGGTCACCCGCAAGAGCGGCGTATACTTCGGTATCTAAATAGTGGTTGGCTGCGGATGAAGTTTTGGGCCTCCATGTTTCAACCTCCTTATTTCCCTTTCGGTCCCGTATTTTATGTTCAGATGTCAATTGCTCCGCATAATCTTTGTCACATTCGGAATGTACCATGAAACAACCCGTCCCAAGTGGCCGGTTCAACCTGGCGGCGATTAGGTTCTTATACTGGTCCGTATCGACAATATATAAAGTTTGCCCGTGAAATTTAGCCCCTGGGCTGTCGATTGTGGTTTTTCGGTATCGTTGAAGCATCTGGTTAGAGCTTCCTTTTACCGGCACCGCCCAATCCTGATTCATTAGACAAAAGTCATATACCGTTTCGGTATCATACCCGGAGTCAATGGCACACAGATTTACTTGCCAGCGGCCTTCCCCATTGGTATCCGGCCAACGACGGTTCATAAGTTTTTCTAAGTCCGTCCATGTTTCAACAACACCATGAGCAATATTCTGGCTGGTCATTTTTGCCCCCCAGGCCCGAATCGTCCAATACATTCGATTAGCCTGAACATCTACGCCTCCCGTCAGTAGCTGCGTATAGTCAGGAACAACACACTCCGGCAGGTCTGTTTTCTTCGAAAGAACTATATCACTATCCAACGTGGCTGCCTTGTCCTCCCAAGGTTCGCCCAGCCAGCTATTTACAAAGTTCATAAGATCGGCGGGATCGTCTTTACTGGTTAAGAACTCCGCCGCCACTTGCCCAAAGGTTAACCAGGGAGAGTATATGGAATTGATATGAAATCCTACGGAACGCGCCCGGCCTTTAGACTGGTTCTTCGATACCCATTTTCCGGCTCGGAGCATCGCCGGCTTATGCCGGTCATCAATGCGTCCATGGCAGGCTTCACATTCATAATAGGCGGAATAATAAACGGCAGCTATATCATAGCTGCCGTCTTCACCCTTTGGCCAACGTATATTTTTAAAATCAAATATCTGCTCATGTCCGCAATGCGGGCAAGGCATTCGGTATTCATATTTAACATCTGACTTTTCATACGCTTGGTAAATAGCTCCCGTTTTTAGTGTCGGAGTAGACACTTTTACGACTTTGCTATTCCACCAGTTTTTTGTACGTTCCTGAACTAGCTTAATTGGGCTTGATTCTCTGCCCGCCCATTTGGGGTACTTATCTATTTCATCAAGTAAAACATATCGGGCCGACCAACTTGCCAACGCTGCTGGTGAATGCGCTGAACCGAAAAGCAAAAAGCCACCGCGAAATTTTAGCAATGTATCTTTACTATCGTTTGCGTCGAATTTTTCGGCGAGCGTCGGGCAGTTTTTCAGCATTTTCTGCAAACGAAGATCGGAAAAATCCTTGCAAAGATCATCATCAGGAAGAACATAAACAATTCGGCCAGGGTCCTGGTCTACCACGTAGCCGACCATATTCAGAAGCCCTTCCGTCCCGCCTATCTGCGTACACTTTAACCAGTTAATTTCTTTTATTTCATCATTGCAGAAGCAGTCCATTATAAACCGCATATATGGCACGGAGTTTGTATCCCACTGACCCGGTTTACTTGTTTCTTCCGACGATAGCAGCCGGTGTTTATCTGCCCATTCGGAAACGGTTAACTTTTCAGGCGGCATTAATGCCTGTAAAGCGTTATTTATTGCTTG